TAACTGATTGCAAATCAATAAGATACCAGTAAAAGCTGAATATGTACGGCAAAAAAGATGAATATACAAGGGTACGGGGTTAAAAAATGTTAATTCCGATTAGCAAATCTATCGCCCTAGGTTATATATAATCCCCATTCTAAACATTTCTACAATTTTTTTACGATTGCGGTCCTCGAACCATGTTTTTTTGTCCTTTGCGATCTCTATTTACTTAAAGCTTTACTTTAACTAACCCTTCTAAACGCTTGACTACGTTATACTTAACCCTTATTATTTAAATCTTCTCTAAGGACTTGACTTTTCAAAAAAAAAGTGGTAACTTAGCAGCGTATTTAGCGGGTACCGTGTACAACTACCGAAATATTTTGTTTTGTATACGAGAGCTAGTCTTACCGACACTGATCTAATATGTACAGTGGTATACGCCCTCACTATATCCTGTTGTTAAAAGGCCTTCCTTTAGCAATACACGTAGAGTTCTTTTAGTTATCTTTGCTTTATGCCTAGAGTACGTAAATATCATAATGGGGGGAAAGGACCTGGACACCCACATTCTAAAGCTCAAACACCATCAGATTCGAAGGAGTTTATAGAAGAGTACTTTAAATCTTTAAAGATAGATCAAAACAGCGATTATCCAGGATCATATTCCGATACACAACGAGAATATCTCACAGGGTATAAGGGTTCTGACTGGAGTACTATGTATGGGGAAAAAAACCTTTCTGCTCAAGAGTCTAGGGAAATGATAGAGTCTTTGGTGGACTATATAAAAAATAGATCGGTAAGTCGTAATGTAAAATCTAGAAAAGTTGCGCTAGACCACTATAATTACTTATTGAGTTTAAGTGATGAGGACCTACCTAAGAGTTACCGAAGTGGCGCTGAACTAGCACCAGCTTTTTTTGATACATCAATGATGGATAAAGTGCCTTTATTGGGGCCTCCTAAAAACAATCAACCTTTAAAGCAGTTGATGAAGAGTAATGCATCTGTACCTACGTCTAAACGCAATACAGAGCTTATGTACAAGCTTAACGCTAATATGCGTACTGGGCAAGAACCTGACAAGTATAAAGTTTGGGATGAGAAAGGTAAGAAGTGGAGTATGAGGGATGTGGAGCCTGAGGAGTTAGAGTACTATAGAAATAAAAATAAGATTCAAGAGAGGCAAAACATAAAGGCTTCTTTTAACCATGGGGGTAGAGTAAGAAAATATCAAGACGGTGGTGATGTAAATGACTTGCTTAAGATGCTAAATGCATTTGGAAGTGCAGATCCTAAGGATAAAGAGGTGTTATCTAGCTTAGTATCTGAGAGTACTCAACCATCAGGATACACTGCACCAGTCCTACCTGAAGAGAAGAAAATAGACTTAATACCTAAGCCTAATTACGGGTTTGACAGAGAATTAAGTGGATCAGAAAGGGCTTCTATGGAGATGTATGGCTTTCCAGGCGGCGGATCTAATGTTACAAGTGATTGGAGAACAACTCTAGCCTCTCTTGTACCTGCCGTTGCAGCTGCACCTGGTGGATTAGGGTTAATAGGGAGCGGATTTAATACTTTATATACCCCTATGACTTGGGCTATACCAGGTTTAAAAGGCTTAACGGGGCATCATGTCTTGAGTGCTATGGGGCTTAATCATATGATTACAGAGACGCCAGAAGCTATAGGGGAGTTTATAGAGAACCCTTCTCCTGGTCAAGCCCTTCATGTAACATGGGATGCATTAATGGGTGTTCCAGCTATAAGTATGCTTAGAAAAGGTATCCCAGCTTCAATAAAAGCCTTTCAAGAAGCTAAAACATTAGCTAGATTTAAAAGAGGGGCGGCTGGAGAGGGTACTTTCCTATGGGATGATACGGCAAAGGACTGGAGAAAGATGACTCAGGCAGAACAAGAGTGGTTTAATCTTGCTGAAGAGGCAAACCCTAAGCTTATATCGTCTATTACTGAACCAGCAGCTTCTCAGGACCCTTTACAACAACTAGCTGGCAAAAAACCTAAAGTAAAAAATAAGAAATACGAACCTGTGAATGCGTACGAGGAGAGTAATGTGGCTCAAACCACATCTACTTCATCAATCCCTTTTAGTAAAGAAGTATCTCAACTCTATGGTGGTTCTGATAAAACGGGCATGAAGACGCTAAATAAACAGATTGATTTTATTAAAAACAACATTGTAAGTTTAGAGAAAGGAATAAGCGAAGCTCATTATGACACCTGGGGTGATCGAGCAGCAGATATTAATAACTATACCTCCCAATTAAACAATTTTAAAAATGCTCTAAAAAGAGCTAAAGATATACAAAGCGAACTCGGTTTTGGTGTCGATAATACTGGTGTATACCAATACCCATCGTTTATGACGGGTAGTAAGATAGAGAAGCAGGTTTCACCTAAAGACGGGACTATAGCTAGATCTGCATTAGAACAGTTAGTAAAGAATAAAAACACTAGAACTAGTGAAGCTACAGCTGTTAAAGATGTTTTAGGTGAATTTGAAGGCAAGAGGATCCCGTATGAAAATTTTAAACAGTCTTTAGCTTTAGATATACGTTCTGCTGATATTATACCTACAAATGTATATTCTAATGTAGGGATCCCAGAGTTGTCAGAGTATAGAAAGTGGAAGTATAATATAACCACAAAAACTAATCTTTATAAAGATGCTTCTTTAGGGTTAACAAAAGAAGGGGAGAGTCACTTCCCAGATACTCCTCATAGCTTCTGGATAAGAAGTTTCCCTTATGAAAACTCATTAAGAATCCTAGAGTGGCAAACGGATGTAGGGAAGTTAAAAATTCCTTCAAATGTCCTTCCAGGATCTAAAGAGGCTGCAGATTATTATCCTGAGCAAATAAGTGGGAGTGTCTTTGATGGGGATCCAGATGTAATGCTTAGTGTAGATAAGCAGATTAAAATATTTAAACATCAAATAAAAAACCTAAAGAGAGATTATAAAGGAAACGAATTAGGTTATGAAGATACTTTAGCAAAAATGGAGAAAGGTTTAAAAATAGCATTAGACCATCGAAAGCAAGCTATGAAAACACCTAGTTTTAAGGAGGTAGAAGCCGCTGCAGAAGGCCTCTCACTTAAGTTTTTAAACGAGTCTCTTTTAGATGCTGCGAGACAAGGTAAGAAGTATTTAGACGTACCTACAGCGGAAACGGTATTTACTATTGAGGGGTGGACAAAACCTAATGATGTTAAGTTAGATCCTTTATATGAGGAACAATCTGACATAGTTAAGCTTTATGATACTAATTTCCCACGTATAAGTTCATATTCGCTTGATGGGACAAACGAAAGAATTCAAGCTATTAATAACGTCGAGTCCAGAGTTGGTGTAGAGGCGTTAATAAAAAATACAATTAAAGAAAAAGAGGTAATTTACGATCTATTAATTAATAGTATTGAAAAGAACAACCCCGTTGCTATAGGTGTGTTTTATAAATTAAATAAAGGTGCGGATTTTGAGGATATGTACTTAGACCTTAAACAGGCAATGGCAGTAGAATACGATAGTGGTATAAAACCGTTGACTTTTTCAAAAAAAGTAAATGATCTAAAAAAGAACTACTTAATTGAGATTAAAAAGATTAAATCTTTAGATGCTAAAAAAGCACAAGAGAATATAATAAAGTATAAAGCAAGTCAAAAGAAAATAGATAATATAAAATCTCGCCCTTTTGATATTAAAGATATAGGTGGGGAGAACCCTACAGACGAACAGAAAAAGAAGATGGCAGAGTTCTATTCTTTAACCGAAGACTACAGAAATACCCCTAAATTATTTAAAAGCACATTTGGTACAGATGCTATTCCCTTTACGGATGAGTTTGGTAATACATACAACCGTGTCGTAGTCCCAGAAAAGTTCTTCCAAACAGACCCATCTAAACCTTTAGAGATTAAGACATATAAAAAAGGGGGGTTATTAAATAAGCTTGTAAAAAAATATCAAGACGGTGGGGGTATTTTTAAAAAATTAAGACAAAGAAGGGCTGATCGTAGAATAGAGAAAACACCTGTTAGAGATGCTAGTAGCCAGGAGGTATTAGAAATGCTTGCTAGTTACGGGGCTGACAGCCCTATGATGCAAGGGGAGTACGATCCTAGAGAGAAAGAGATCGTTATGTATAAGGATGATCCAGATACACTTAAGCACGAACAGGTACATGCAACACAATATGGTCCTTTACAACGCTTAGCTAAAAGAATGAATGATGAAAGGAGCGCTAGGATACAAGACCCATCAAAGAGAAAAGCATATAGAGAGCTTACTAGCGGGAGAAATATGGTTGACGATAGATCGTTCAATCCTGCTGGTCAGTATGTTTTAGGTAAAGGGGAAGAGTTTGAGGCGGTATTAGACACAGGTGTAAATGCAGCAAAAGAAAAAGGAGTTAACTTTAACGCTTCGTTTGAGGAAATACTTTCTCAATTGAAAAATATACCTTCCCCTACTAATAATATGAGAGGTTTAATGAAGTTTATGAGTAATAAGTTTACTAAAGAACAAAGGGATTTAATCCTTAAGTCTATAAGATGAATATAAATAGAAGAACTATTCCAGGTATGAGGGTGAGGAAGTTCCATAACGGAGGGAAAGGTCCTGGACATCCTCATGGAGATCTTAACACAGCTAAATTAGACAGCATATTATCCTCTAGTGTAGATTCTCCTATTTTTGAATTCTCTGAATTTAGGGATTTAGTAGGTACTCATGAAGGTGGTATTGGGGCTTATTCCGCTAGTCAAATAGGAGGAGGTCCAGGAAAAGGGAGATATCAATTTGACGAAGAATCAGCTAAAACAGCTTATAATAGATTAAAAACTATAGCTACCGATAGAGGCTACAGTATTCCTGAACTAACTAACGAGGATTTTAAGAACATGGATAAGGTTTCCCCAGAGATACAAGATCTTCTGTTTACGGCTAATATTGCAAAATCTCCAAGTACTTCCATAGCTACTATATTGACTGATAAGTCTCAGTGGGATAATCAATGGCTTGACGGTCATTGGAGGGGGAAGGATGAGGATAAAGAGACGAGACGAGCGTCCTTTAAGCACACTCAAGAAAATATGCCAGACCCTGAACCTAAAGATAAACCTTCGAATTCGTTTTTCCTACCTATGTTTCCAGATGAAAACACCATGCAATTTATCCATAAAGACTTTTAACTAAATGAATAACAAAACTAACAACCCTAACGAAGAGTTCGATCAACCTTCTTTCCTTAACCCAGAAAAGTTAAAAAAACAAGAGGATAAAATAAAGTCTGGAGAGACAACTTGCAATATAGAGTCTCCGCATGAGTGCGAAGGGTGTGGTTCATAATACCTTATATTTGTAAAAAATAAAAAGTTATGCAGATTAAAAAATACAACATGGGTGGTCAATCACCAAAATATTTAGTTGGAGGCCAAGTGCCACAATACAACATGGGTGGTCAAATGCAAGGTCAAATGCAAAGAGAATCTCAAGGAGGATCATCACCAGAAGTGAGTATGTTGTTGGAGATGTTAGATTCGTTTGGTATTCCAGATGAAGTAACTGTTGGGGAGATTAAAGAGAAAATGCTAAACAATAGCGGGGAAAGTGTTGGTATGAATATACCTCCTTCTCCTATGCAGATGCAATAATACATGGCTACTTTAAACGTCACTATAACTGAAGAGTTAACACTCAATGGTGCTGACAGGGGTTCTACAAACACTCTTGCTGTATCTTCTGTTACTCAAGTTTATCATAGGATAGTTACTTGTCCAGCGTCCTCAGATACTACTATAGCTACATTCCAGACTTTAACAAGCACTACCGATAACGCTTTAGATTTAGAAGATGCAAAGTATTTAAGAGTAACAAATCTTGGTGCCCAACCAGTAAACCTTTCCTTACAAGTTTCAGGGGGTGAAAATGGAACGGAAAATATGTCTGCTACTATATTGTTAGCTGCGGGAACATCTTACATCATGGGCGCTGTTCATGACGGTATATCTGTATCTGATGCAAACGCTGATATTGTTACAGCTTTAACTGATTTAGAAAGTATACTTGTAGACCCAGGAACTAATGCCGTTACAATGGAGATTTTTATAGCTTCATAATGGAACCTATAAAAAGATATGAGCATGGTGGTATGCACTGGGATATTCCAGAAAAGAAAACTAGAAGGGAAAAAAGAAAACAAGAAAAAGAAGATGAAGAAGGTATGATCCCTGCTAGGTTCAGGAATCGCGGACAAGCTGGATTAGACGCATATATACTTATGATGAGGAGTAAAAAACAAAAAGGCAAAAGAAATAAAGTAAAAATAAAAAAAGGTTTTCAGCAGAAACAAGAAGGACATTGTGAAGGCGGGAGCTGTGGACAATTTGGTTGATTGAAAAAGTTCTATTTCAACCCTGTACGTAAAAGAAGAGACGCTGCAAAAGAAGCCGAGAAAACTAGACTAAATAAAATTAAAAATGAGACTAGAAGTAATAAGGTTCAACAAAGGAAAGGACTCGACTAACGGAATACTATTTGACGTAACAAATGAAAGAAAATTTTTATGTTATACTCTCGAAGATGAGAGCCGCACCAAAAAGGTTTATAAAGAAACTTGTATACCTGAAGGAGAGTATTGTCTCGGTTTTCGAACTGTGGGTGGTTTTGACGCCAAATACGCTCACAGGTTTGCTGACATACATGTTGGAATGCTTGAAATCCTTAACGTCCCTAATTTTACTCATATTCTTATTCATTGCGGTAATACTGATGAGGACACTGCAGGTTGTTTACTACTGGGTGATTCGCAAGAAAACAACAACGTAAAAAAAGACGGTTTTATTGGAAGTTCGACACGCGCATATTATAGAGTGTACCAAGAAATAGCAGAAGCCCTTTCAGAAGGAGATGTAATTATAACATACAGAGACTTTTCCAAAGCTCTAGTCTTAGACCCTTTATCTATTTAATCTTCAAGATCCCTATAAACTCTTTGAACAAGTAGCCTAGCTTTCTGAGTTAAAGCATACCTTACTCGGTAATTAAACTTAGTCTCCTCTCTGAATAAGTGGTCTTCAAAACTCTGAGAAGGAGTTAGTTTATCAAAATGTTTATATAGATATCCTTTATTTACCAACGGATATATAAACCTGTTTTGAGTATTATTCTTGTTCATAAGAAGGCTTTTCGAAGCATATTTTATTGTAAAGAACTGAAGGTCATACCCCCACAGCAAAAACTCTACAGAAGCGAATTTTATGTCATATTCTTTATTAACAAAATGTTTTACAGTCTTTAGTTTCTTTAGATAATTTCTGCGAATATATTTCTTATCTTGCGGAGAGAACTCTCTAAACAGCCTTTTTTTAGGCACTTTACTTTTAGGCATTTAATCTATAGTATATTATGAAAGATATAGCTTTTTTATTAGAGATACAAAAATTAGCCATAGAAATGGATAAAGTTGTAGACAAGTACAATATGAGAGATAGATTTATGTCTATATTGGTTTCAGGCTTTATGGAGGAGGATGAATACGGGGATTTAAAAATGAATGCTATATACAGTTATCATTTAGATAGTTTTTTTGAGTTGACCGAAATGTTAGACTTTGTAAGTACTACATTTGTAGAAGAATTAGAAGACAAAGAAGATCAAGAAGATCAAGAAGATAATTTTGAAGGGTTTGAAGAAGATTTAGATAATTTTTTAGACGACTTAGGAATAGAAACTGAATAAAATGGAAGGAATTATTAGAAAAATTGTAATAGGTAAAGACCCTAAAGACGGTATGGCTTATTATATTGGAATGAGAGCTGGTGCGGGTAAGGTTAGCACTATAGTTCAAGATGAAAGATACTTAGCTAAATACAGCAAAAATAGATATCTTGTATACATGAAAGACGAAGAAGGCCTTCAGACCTTATGGAAAGCTATAGACGGAATGCCGTGTATGTTAGAGTTTGACTGTAACTTTTAACACATGAAAACCTTTAATTTATTTGTTGTTAAGCTAGAGGATAGGCTTAAAGACACTATAACTTCTGATACAGGATTTGAGTTATATATAGACGCTAGGTTCGACGACTTTAAAAACAGGACAACAGAAGGCCCAGTAGTTTGTGTACCTTTTAAATACGAAACAGGTGTAGAAATAGGAGATACATTATACTTTCATCATCTAGTAGTTCTTGGTGGAGATAACAACGGTCAGATATTCACAGAAGAGGACAACACGTATATAGTAAACTATGACCCAGTTCACGCAATTAGCAATCAAGCTATAGCATACAAGAGCAAAAAAGACGGAAAGATACGTTGTCTTACGGGGTGGTGTTTACTGAAATCAGTTGAGCAAGAGGAGCTGACTCTTCAATCGGATATTATAGAAATAGTAGACCTGCAAGAAAAACTACCTACAAAAGCAGAGGTCGTATACACATGTTCAGAAGCTGACGAGATGGGTGTTCTCCCAGGAGATATTGTAGGGTTTAAGCAAAACAGAGATTATCGTATAACTATAGACGGAACGGAATATTACCGAACCCGCGCAGAAGATTTAATGTATGTCGAAATATAAATTCACAACAGTCAGTGCTTCTAAAAGGCTTATGAAGAGCATGGAGACAGCTATAGATAATATGATCGAAGAGATTAAAAAACCTGTAGATCCTGAAATCAACGGTAGTGCTCGTAAAGCAGAGCTTCAGTCTATAAAACAAACTGCTACAGACTGCAAAGAGCTTATTGTTGAAAGACAAAGGTTAGCTCAAATGGTTAAAGACCTTGAAGTAAGCGGAGACATAAAAGACATAAAGGACTATTCAGGTGGGTTTGCTGAAAGATTCTCGAAATAATGGCTTATACAAACAAAGAAGATCAAGCGGCAGCTTCTAAACGTCACTACGAAGAAAATAAAGAAAAGATAAAATCTAGGACCTTAAAAAGAAATAGAAGTCAAAATTATAAAAACAGGGGGTATGTCTCTTTTATAAAAGAACTTTACGGATGTATAGATTGCGGAGAAGATAACCCCGTGGTATTAGATTTTGATCACGTAAGAGGAGAAAAGAAGAACAACATCTCAGACATGGTTAATCAATCATATTGTTTTGAAACTATACAAAAAGAAATTGATAAATGCGAAGTAAGGTGTTCCAATTGTCACAGAAAAGTAACTCATGAGAGGCGAGAAAATATTCGTAACTTGCAATAGTTATGAAAGCTATAAAAAGAGATTATAAAAAAGAGTACGCTAAATACGGGTCTAAGCTTAAAGCTAAGAAATATCGTGCGAATTTAAATCAGATTAATAGAAAAAAAGGGACCTACGGAAACGGAGACGGATTAGACGAGGCTCATTTTGATAAAGGGGGCAAGACTAGACCTCAAGCTCAATCTATAAACAGAGCTAACAATAGACCTAAAAAAAAGAATAGCGTATAAGCTATTAAATTAAATTTATATATAATGAAATATTTACTTATCTTCATGGCGGCTATATTATTAGCGTCATGTTCTGTGCAAAATAAACATAGACGATCTCAAGCACGTAAGTACAACCAATGTTGGTGTATAGATCCGTGGGGAGGTGCAGGGGAGTGGTGTTGTGATGGCCCAGCTCCAAAATACATGTCTCCGTATAAACATAGTAAAGGTTACGTTAAAGCAAAATTTTAATAAAATGGCAGATTACAAATGTGAATGCAACGAAAACGTTGTAAGCAAATCAGGCGTTACAATAAGATACGTTGAGGGCAAGGGAGCTATAAACGATATCGAATGTGAAAAATGTGGAGAGTATCTAGAGCTGGCAAACCCTAAGTCAGGTGCACCTAGCTTTAGATCTAATAGATTTGGACAGACATTTTAATGAGTGTCTTATTAGACGTAAAGGAATATGAAGATCCAGCAATTAAAATTTGCCCAAATAGTACGGAAGGTGAGATTGTCGAACTCAGTGGGCTACTCATTTGTCTTCCGAAAAGGCCGCCGAAGAAAGAAATTTTTGGATATAAAGACGCAAACTCTGTGCAAATGTGGAGAAGGATATCTATGCCGAAGGAACTGTCTCGTATTCGTTCTATGGATGAGTGGGAAGAAATGCCAAGAGAGTTCCGAGCGAGGTTTCGTCCATATATCGAGGAAGAATTTCGGCGTAGGCGTGAGGGTTTTTGGTTTTATAACAACGGTACACCTACATATATTACGGGGAGGCACTACATGATGCTTCAGTGGACCAAGCTAGATATTGGTTACCCTTATTTTTTAAACTTTCAAAAAGATATTTTTACACACTTAGCTGCTTGTGAAGTTGACCCTAGATGTATCGGTCAGCTATACACTAAGTGTCGTAGATCTGGTTATACCAATATGTGCTCTGCTGTCCTTGTAGACGAAGGAACGCAAGTAAAAGAAAAGCTTTTAGGTATACAGTCTAAAACTGGTAAAGACGCTCAAGAGAATATATTTATGAAAAAGGTGGTGTTTATGTTTAGAAACTATCCTTTTTTCTTTAAGCCCATACAGGACGGTACAACGAACCCACGTATGGAGCTAGCTTTTAGAGAGCCTTCAAAACGTATAACAAAAAAGAACAAAACCTCACATATAGGAGAGGCTCTTAATACAGTTATAAACTGGAAAAACACAACTAATAACGCATATGACGGTGAAAAACTTCACTTGTTATATCTAGATGAAGCAGGAAAATGGGAAAGACCTACAGACATAAGGGACGCTTGGAGGATTCAGAGGACGTGTTTGATCGTCGGAAGAAAAATCGTAGGGAAAGCAATGGTAGGAAGCACGGTAAACCCAATGAACAAAGGGGGAAGTCAGTACAAAGATCTATGGGAGGATTCAAATCCTTTGGAGAGGAACAAGAATGGCAGGACTAGAACGGGATTGTATAGACTTTTTATACCTGCTTACGAGTCTTTAGAAGGCTTCTTTGATAAATATGGTTGTCCAATTATTGAAGACCCGTCAGAAACCATAGAGGGAATAGACGATGAGTATATTTACACAGGTGCAAAAACTTTTCTAAAGAACGAAAGAGACTCATTGAAAAATGACGCTTCAGAGTTGAACGAGGTAGTAAGACAGTTTCCTTTTACGGAGGATGAAGCCTTTAGAGATAGTATAGATGGAAGTGTATTTAACATAGGTCAAATATATGAGCAAGTTGAACATAATGATGAGCTTTTTCCAAACCCTGTAGTTAAAGGTAACTTTACTTGGAAGGGAGGTTTAAAAGACACTGAGGTAGTGTTTAACCCAAACCCTCAGGGTAGGTTTAAAATTGCTTGGATGCCTCCTGTTGATTTTCGCAATCAGAAAAGAACAGAAAGAGGAAAACGTGTTCCACCACATCCAGACTTCGGTGTAGGTGGAGTAGACTCATATGACTTGGATGCTACGGTAGATGGCAGAGGATCTAAAGGCGCTTTACATCTATATAACAAATTCCATATAGAGAACCCTTCTAATATGTTTGTGTTAGAGTATGCTTCTAGGCCTCCTTTAGCAAAAATATTCTATGAAGATGTTTTAATGGCTGCGGTTTTTTATGGTTACCCTATCTTAATTGAGAACAATAAGTACGGTATCGCAAGGTACTTTGAGTCAAGGGGTTATGATGGATACCTAATGGATAGACCTAAACATTTACTTAGCGCAAGCGGTAGTAAGTCTAAAACAAAAGGCATTCCTTCAAACTCTCAAGATGTAATTCAGGCTCATGCTCATGCTATTGAAGCCTTTATACATGATCACGTAGGTATAAATAGAGAGACAGGAGAGGTTGGAAAAATGTATTTTAACAAAACATTAGAAGACTGGATAGGATACAAAATAGACGATAGAACTAAGTATGACCTTACTATTAGTTCTGGATTAGCTCTATTAGGAGCGCAAAAATCTAAAACTAAAAAGGCTTCGGACTTAACTGAAAAACAATTCTTTAGGAGATATCAAGTAATCGGATGATTTACTATATTTGCTAAATAGAAATACCATATCTTAAGGATGTACAATAACAACAATAAAAGTAAGCAAGGGTTTCCTAGTCCACTAGAGTCTACGGAGAAAAAGCAATCTAAAGAATATGGTATTCAATACGCAAGAGCTATTGAGTCTCAATGGGGAAAGACTACTGACGAATCTTCTTTAGTAGGTAAGCGAAACAGAATATTTGAGAAAGATAGAGATTATGCTATTGGAGTACAAGATACAAGTATATACAAGCAGTTATTAAACTCTCTTCAACCTAACAAAGCAGATGGAGCTTTATTGAACATGGATTACACTCCAGTTCCTATTCTGCCTAAGTTTGTTAGAATTGTAGTCAATAAGATCTTATCTGTAAACCCTTATCCTAATTTAGAGGCTGTAGACCCTTTGTCTTCTTCTGAAAAGAATGAAAAAAAGAAAAAGGTTTTAATGCAGGTTCAGTCTAAAAGTAAGTTAAAAGAACTTAAAGATAAGACAGGGGTTGTTTTAGATATGGATCCAGACTCTATTCCAGACACACCAGAAGAAGCGGAGATTTTATTTGACACCAACATTAAAAGCGACGGAGAGATTTCTGCTCAATTAGGTACAGAGCTTACTCTTACTTGGAATAATTTTGTTGACAATACATTCCGTAGATGCGTTAATGATCTAGCCACATTAGGTATGTCTGTAGTAAAAAGATCTAACGACCCTAATGAGGGTATTAAAACATCTTATGTAGATCCTTGCATGTTTATACATAGTCATACAGAAGATCCAAATTTCGACGACCTTGTATATGCTGGGCATATTAAAAAAATCTCCATACAGGAGTTAAAACGCATTTCAGGGGGTGAGCTTTCTGAAGAGGATTTTCAGAAGATAGCAGAGAAATCTAAAGGTCGTAACGGTAACGACTCCAGTAAGTATAATAAAAAAAGCTACAATGACGCCTTAGGTGTTACTGGTTTTGGTTATGATGAGTATATGGTTGAGGTTTTAGACTTTGAGTTTATTGCTGTTGATTGTATACATTTTGAGGAGAAAGAAAACCGACATGGGAACACTGGTTTTTACTTTAAAGGCTTTGAAGCGAGAGCCAATAAAAACAGCGTATTTGAACGTACCCCTCATAAATTAGAGATATCTACAGTTTATGGTGGTAGCTACGTTTTAGGTTGCAACTATTTATTTGGTTACGGTAAGACTAAAAATGTACCTAAAAATATTCACGATATATCTAAGGCTAGACTATCCTACTCTGTAACGGCTACAAACCTTCGGAACATGATGCCTAAGTCTATGGTAGATAGCTGTGTAGGGTTTGCTGACATGCTTCAACTGACTCATTTAAAAATACAGCAAGCTATAGCAAAAGCTAAACCAGACGGTTTAATTATAGACATAGAAGGTTTAGAAAATGTTCAATTAGGTAAAGGGGGAGATCTACAACCTCTAGACCTTCACGATATATACGAGCAAACTGGTGTTTTTTATTACAGAAGTAAAAACCCAGAAGGTGGATTTCAAAACCCTCCAGTACGAGAGATAGGCAATAGCATAAGGAATATTAACGAGCTTATAGGTTTGTATAATCATTACTTAGGTTTAATAAGAGACACTACGGGTATTAATGAGGCTATGGATGCTTCTTCTCCCAAAGGGGATGCTTTGGTTGGTGTTCAACAACAAGCCATAGCTGCAGGGAATAACGCCATCTACGATATAACTAATGCTTCAATGATCTTATTTAAAAAGGTTTGTGAGGATATAGTTAAGTGCATTCAAATTATCCCCGTTGAGTCTGTTCTTTATAAAGTTTATCAAAACGCTATAGGGGATACTAACATGAAAGCTTTGGCTTCTTTTAAAGATCTCCCAATGTATAACTTTGGGGTGGTTGTTGTTAAAGACATGGAGGAAAAGGATAAAGCCTATTTAGAACAAAACATTCAGATGGCTTTACAACAGCAGGAGTTAGACTTAGAAGATGCTATAGCTGTTCGTGGGCTCAAGGATATTAATCAAGCGGAAAGACTTTTAGTTGTTAGGCGTAAAAAACGTATGGCTTTACGACAAGAGATGGCTATGCAAAACTCAAAACAACAAGCGGAAATTCAGTCTCAAATAGCTCAACAATCTCAACAGGCTAAAATGAGTGAGATGCAAGCAGCAGCTCAATTTGAAGGACAGAAGATACAGATGGAGGCTGAGGTTAACATGAAGATGGAGCAAATGCGTCATGAGTTTAAAAAGGAGATTGAGATGATTAAAGCTCAAGCTACACTTGGGTTTAAAGAAGACGACAAAGAGTTTAAAGAAAAGTTAGAGGTTTTAAAAGAGACTCGAAAAGACGATAGATTAGATCAACAGACTTCCGATCAAAGCAAGCTGATTTCTCAAAGACAAGGAAAAAGAAGTGAGTTGCCTGAAAGCTCAAACAAACTAATTAATGCATTATTAAACGAATAAAATGGCTAGTTCAGTAAATTTAGATACTTCAGATGTATTAAATATAACCTGTAGAAAAGGTGATACTTTTTCTATTACAATTACTCTAAAAGATTCAGCGGGTACTCTACTCACGTTATCTACAAGTGAGTATGTTTTTTTAATGCAAGTAAAATCTAAAGAGATAAGCAAAAGAGGAAGATCTAGTGTTTCATCTTTAATACTAGGCACTCCTAATGCAGCCGCTAAAGATCAAGTTCGAGTCAAATCAAAGACTAGGACTCCAGCAATACAAATACCTTCTGTTTCTGGACGCAATACATTTGAAGCACCTACACTAGACGATGTGGGAAATGTAACCATAAAAGCATCTGCGGAAACTATGAGTAAAGTTCCTTCTGGTTCTTATTCATATGACTTGCAATACATCTTACCTAACAGTTCTGGATTGGACACTCATAGAACTGTTTTAAGAGGTAAATTTATAGTTAACCCAGATATTACTGAAGCGTTTGAGAACTAATGAGTATATCTATAAGCACATCCCTTGAAAGTACTATTAGTGTATCCGTTAGCGGAAGCCTTGCTGTAAATTTTAAAAAAAGCACTCCCTCTATATCTGTAAAACCTTTAGCGGCAAGCTCTACGGTATTAACTGAGAAATTAATTAGATCAATACAAGTGATTACTTAATAATATAGGCAAAAATGAAAAAACTATTCTTTTTAAATGTTCTTTGGTTATTTATCCTTCCTGTAAGCGCTCAAGGGGTTATAAAAGATTTTTTTAAGTACAGTACATTATACGCTTCTTTTAATCAATCGAACTCTATGGTTCAGGATGATGTCTATGCTGTTCGAGATGGCGTATTAACAGTTCTGCCTATGGAGTATGAGCCAAACTACACTTTTTCCGTAGGGTTAAGAAAGTTAGCTAGGTTTAAATACGAAATCAAAGCAAAGAACTTCTATGACGGTTCTGAAGTTTCCATGTCGGAAGAAGCTAACGTAGGTAGCGTAAGCGGTTTTGAGTACGTGTTTGAGCGCTCGGAGGTAAGGCTTACGGGTAGAGAGTCTATAGACCAGAGATACTTCCTTAGACACCTCTCTAAATGGTTCGTAGCAGAGCTTGACTTCCTAGAGAACGCAAGAGCGGATATAAAGTATTTAGAAGCTGGTTTAAAGTTACGCGTTAAGGTAGGTAAAAAACTAAATTTTACTGCAGGTGTAGCGGGTCGTAGGCATCCATCCTACACCGTAGCACCTATTGAAGACTGGATAGAAGAAAATTCAGGGGCGTGGTGGTTGTTGGCTTATGATTACAACTATACAGACAGCTGGGTTTACGTTGACTCTAACGATGACGGGGAGTATACTAATGGGGAGTGGAGCGATTGGGAATGGTACGGGCCTGAAGGTAACTTAGTAGCAGAAACCGACTCCGAGTTTAGAAGATACAAATACGGGAAGATCGTTAACGATTACAACAGGGATGTAAGAAGCTTACTACCAAACCAATACCAGATATCAGCTGCAGTAGGGGTTGACTTTTACCACTACTCTAAAGACTTTTGGTTGCACACTTGGGCTAATGTTATGCCTTATCACAAAGAGTTTGGGGAGTGGGAATACTCTTACGGTAGAGTTGTAGGTAACTCCTGGATAGACTACAACGCAGGTATTGTATTTGGAGCAAACATAGGTAAACATTTAGGGGTTTTTACGGAGGGTAATTTTAGTGAGTATTGGGGAAGACCATACGGGAGTTTAACAATGGGTGTTAATTACGTAATAAAATAATAGGTATGAAGTTAGATGAGAATACAGGTTTTACAATAAATGTAAAAACATTGATAGGGATAGGGACGGCGATGGTGACTGTAAT